TGTAACTCTTACAGGAACACAAACTTTAACAAACAAAACTTTAACATCACCTAAAATTGGTACTTCTATTTTAGATACTAATGGAAATGAATTGTTTAAATTAACTGCAACAGGTTCAGCAGTTAACGAAATAACTTATGCAAATGCAGCTACCGGAAACAAACCTACATTTACTGCATCTGGTGGAGATACTAATATTGGTATTGCTATAACCCCAAAAGGTTCAGGAGCAGTTGTTCTTGATGGTTTAAGTTACCCAACTGCAGATGGATCAGCAGATCAATTTTTAAAAACAAATGGTTCGGGTACTTTATCTTTTGCAGCAGCAGGAGGTGGACTACAATCTATTCAAGTATTTACTTCATCAGGGACTTACAATAAACCTTCTGGAATAAATACAATTAAAGTTATTTGCACTGGCGGTGGTGGTGGCGGTGGAAACTGTCCTAATAGTAATATTAACCAACAAGGATCTGGTGGAGGTGCTGGTGGAACTGCTATTGAAATTTTAGACGCAGGTTCAATTTCAAGTGAAACTGTAACTATTGGAGCTGGTGGAGGTGGACAAAGTTCAGGTAGTACCTCATCTTTTGGTTCTTTATTGTCAGCATCTGGTGGTAGTGCCGGACTCCAAGCTGGAGGTTTTTCTGCACCTGCTGCTGTAGGTGGTGGATCTGGTATTGGTGGAACGTATAATTTAAGAGGTGGTGCTGGTGAAGGTGGAACTGAATTTGGCCCAGGTGAACAAAGAGGTGGAACAGGAGGTGATTCTTTTTTTGGCGGCGGTGGTACAGGAGTAATGGGAAATACTGGTCAAACCGGTTCAAATGGCGGTGGCGGAGGAGGAACATCCTCTAATCAACCACCGACAACTAGAGGTGGTGGTTCCGGTGGTACTGGAATAATTGTAGTAGAGGAGTACGCATAATGAGAGCATTATTAGATTCTGAAAATAAAGTAATAGACGTTCAAGAAAATGATTTTCCAGTTCATTCTTCATGTACTTGGATGGACTGTGATGACACAGTTAAAATTGGTTTTGAATATGATGGTACAAATTTTATAGATACTTTATCACCAACTGCTGAACAAATTGCAGCAAAAGAAGCTAAAGAAGCATCTAAAGCAACAGGTAATCAAAAATTATTAGATTTAGGACTTTCACAAGAAGAAGCAACAGCATTGACAGGATATAAACCACCATCTTCTTAATAAGTCATAGTGGTGTATAATGAAAGAAATACATAACTTTATCTCTGATAAAGAATCAAATTCTTTAATTAATTTTCATAAAGAAAATTTTAATTTAGATAATTCTTATAGTAAAAAACATAGGGAAACAGAGGTGCTTCAATTTATGAAAATGCCTAAAAACTCTTTAATTGACGATGTTTATTTTATTTTAAATAAACATATTGAAAGCATAAATAAAAATTATGAAATTAATTATTTTGAAATAGTTAAATGGCCAAAAAATGAATTTCAAGATAAACACAAAGATTTTCCATTTCATCCTTATACCAGTATATTATATTTAAATGATAATTTTAGTGGTGGAGAAACAATGGTTGGTGATGAAATTATTAAACCAGAAAAAAATAAATTAATAAGCTTTGAAGGAAATCAAATAATACATGGTGTAAATACTATAACAGAGGGAGAAAGATATACTATTCCTTGTTGGTACAGAATAAAAAATGTTAAAATTACTTGGAATTAAAAATTATGAATTTAATAAATTCTTACTATTATTTTAAATCAGTTATTCCTGAACGTATTTGTGATGATATTGTAAAATATGGTAATCAAATGAAAAGTGAAAAAGCCGGCATAGACCAGGATAATTCTGGTGCAGAATTTAATTTAAAAAAAAGAAATTCAGATATAGTTTGGACAAGTGATCAATGGATTTATAAAGAGATACAACCTTATGTACACGAAGCAAATAAAAAAGCTGGTTGGAATTTTCAATGGGATTATTGTGAACCTTGTCAAATTACTACTTATAAAAAAGATCAATATTATGATTGGCATTGCGATAGCTGGCCTAAACCTTATGGAAAAAGTAAAGATGTTAATATTGGATATCATGATAAAATTAGAAAATTATCAGTGACAGTTTCTTTATCTGATTCTAAAGACTACAAAGGTGGAGAATTAGAATTTGATTTAAGAAATAAACACCCTAGTGAAAAAAATTTTTTAAAATGTAAAGAAATACTACCTAAAGGATCTTTAGTTGTGTTTCCATCATTTTTATGGCATAAAGTAAATCCCGTTAAAGAGGGAGTTAGAAAGAGTTTAGTTATATGGTGTTTAGGATATGAATTTAAATAAAAATAAATTTATAATACCTTTTGCAGGTTACCCTATATTTGTTATTCAAAAGGGTTTTTATGTAAACGATGATGAATTAAATTTTATTAAAAATATAGAATACAATAATCATTTAGATATAAATAATTTAAAACTATCTAAAAATAAAGATGTGTTAGAATTGCAACAATTAAAAAGATTAAAAAATTTTATTAAAGAAAGTTTAGATGATTATGTTTCTAATATATTAGAAGTTAATAATAGTTTTTCTTTTTGTCAAAGTTGGTCAACTATTCAAAATGGAAAAACAAAACATCCTTCACATACACATCCTAATCATTTAATTAGTTCAGTTTATTATGTAAAAACTGAAAAAACAGAACTTATATTCAATATAAACAGATCTATATTACAGGATGGGTATTATTTTAAATATGATGTAAAAAACCATAATGTATTCAATTCACATTCCTATAAAGTAATTTTAAAACAAGGTGATATAATTTTTTTTCCAGGGCAATTACATCATGAGTCTTCTATTAATGATGAAAAAGAAAGAATTGTTATGGGTTCTAGTTTTTTTATAGAGGGAAAATTAGGTAGTCAACAAGGCTATGATAATTTAGATATAACTAACAATAAAGGATAAATTTTTAATAAATATGAATAATGAAACTGGAAAAATGTATATACATAATTACTTTCCTACTAAGGTAGCAGAAACATATCTTAAAAATTTTAAAAATATTAATAAAGATATTTTACCTAAAATCTACAATCTAAAAAATATACAAACAGATAATGTCAAAAGATCAAACGAAGGTGGTTGGCGTAGTACAGACGATTTAAACTATAAACCTGAGTTTAGAAATTTACATGACACAATATTAGAATGTGTTAATGCCTTAGGCAATAATCTAAGTTATGATACAAACAAATACTATTTAAAAATATATGATATGTGGTCTGTCATTAATAATAAACATGATTATAACTCATCACATAGCCATGCAAATGCTTTATGGTCAGGTGTCTATTATGTAAAAGCTGACAAAGATAGTGGTAATTTAAATTTACACGATCCTAGATTACAAGCACAGACAACACATCATTACACTAAGGGTAAAGAGTTACATAGTATGAATTATACTAGAAGGGAATTTGCGCCAGTCACAGGTAGATGTTTGATTTTCCCTGGTTGGTTGATACATGATGTTTCGCCTAGTAAATCTGATAATGATAGAGTTATCGTATCTTTTAATATAGGACAATTTTTAAAGTAAAGGTTATGGAAACAATAAAAGAAGAGGATGTTAAAATGTCTTTTAAAAAAAACGGCTATTTAGTAGTTAAAGAAATAATATTGCCAGAGGTAGCAGAATTTGTTTACAAATATTTTTTAAACAAAAGAGCTGTTTCAAAATTTTTATTTGATAAAAAATATATTTCTCCATTTACAGAATACTTTGGTGTTTGGAATGACACACAAATTCCAAACAGTTATTGTCATTATTCAGATATCGCAATGGAAACTTTATTAAAAGAAGTAAAACCTGTTATGGAAAAATATACAAAATTAAAACTAAGTGAAACTTATTCTTATGCAAGAATTTATAAAAAAGGAGATGTTTTAGATAGACACAAAGATAGATATTCATGCGAAATATCTACTACATTAAATTTGGGTGGAGATCCTTATCCAATATATTTAGATCCCACAGGTCAATACGATCAACCAGGTGTTGAGATTAATCTTAATCAAGGAGATATGTTAATATATCGTGGTTGTGATTTAGAACATTGGAGAGAAGAATTTAAAGGAGAAGAATGCTGCCAAGTATTTTTACATTATAATGATGCTAGTCTAAAAACTGCTAAAGAAAATTATTTAGATAGAAGACCTTTACTTGGTGCACCGAGTTATTTTAAAAAATGAAAAAATCTTTTGTAGAGGGTTTGTTTCCTATTCCTGTTTATATAAATAATATAGACAGAAATTTTACAGAACAAGAATTACAATTTGTTAATGACCAACAAAATAATTGTATTAAAAATGAAGGCAATATACATACAGAAGATAGTTATGTTTTAGATAGAAAACAATTTAAAAATATAAAAATTTTTTTAGAAAATTGTTGCAAAGATTATTTAGAAAAAATTATTTGCCCTGAAAATAATATTGAACTTTATATAACTCAATCTTGGTTAAATTATACAAAAGAGAATCAATACCATCATAAACATTTACATTCTAATTCAATTATATCCGGTGTATTATATTTTAATTGTAATAAGGATAGCATTAAATTTTATAATTCAAATATTAATCACACTATTAAACCCTTAATTAAAAAGTATAATTTTTGGAATTCTGAAACATGGACTTTTCCAACAAAAACAGGAGAGTTATTTATGTTTCCTTCATCATTAAATCATGGAGTAGATGTTAAAAAAGGAGATAATATTAGAATAAGTTTATCTTTTAATACTTTTTACAAAGGTGTATTAGGTTCTGACACAGCTCTGACAAAGTTAATTTTGTAATTACAGATCTTGATATAGCGTCACATTTAATATAAACCATTAAAAACAGGATTTTATATGTTACAAAAACTAGGGTTTGCACCAGGATTCAATAAACAAGTCACAGAGACCGGGGCCGAAGGGCAGTGGTTTGATGGCGATAATGTTCGTTTTAGATACGGTTCTCCTGAAAAAATTGGAGGTTGGGAACAGTTAGGTTCTGATAAACTAACCGGTTCTGCGGGAGCTATTCACAATTGGGACGATAAAGTTGGATTAAAGTATTCAGCAATAGGTACAAATAAAATTCTCTATGTTTTTCAAGAAGGGGTGTTTTACGATATTCACCCTATAAGAACTACAATTACTGGAGCTGATTTTACAAGTACATCGTCTTCAGCAACTGTTACAGTAACCGTTTCTTCTACAAACAATTTAGTTAACGATGATATAGTAATGTTCGAAGATGTTTCTGGTTTATCTGGATCTACCTTTACTAATGCCATATTTGAAGGAAAAAAATTTATGGTAACTTCTGTTTTAAGTTCAACTACTTTTACCATAACCATGGCAACTGTTGAATCTGGAACACCTGTAACAAACGCGGGTACTGCAAAAGTTTTATATTATTTTAATGTAGGACCTTCTCAACAAGAATCAAGTTTTGGTTGGGGGACAGGTTTATATGGTGGTACAGTGAGTGGGGCAGCAACAACAACTCTGGCTTCTGGTATTAATGATGCGGTAACTGATATTCCTTTAACAGATTCTTCAGCTTTTCCTTCTACTGGACAGATTAGAATTGGATCGGAAGACATAAGTTTTACGGCCAATAACACTACCACAAATATTTTAAGTGGAGGCGCAAGAGAAATTAACGGCACAACAAAAGCATCACATAGTGGAGGAGATACAGTAACAAACATATCCGATTTTACTCTATGGGGTCAAGCCTCGTCAACTTCACAATTTACATTAAATCCTGGTCTATGGGTTTTTGATAATTTTGGTACAAAATTAATTGCACTTATATATAACAATGAATGTTTTGAATGGGATGCAGCAGCACCAAATGCAATAGCAACAAGAGCAACTATTATATCGGGAGCACCGACAGCTTCTCGTCATGTATTAGTTTCAACACCTGATAGACACTTAGTTTTTTTTGGAACAGAAACTACAATTGGAGACAAGACTACACAAGATGATATGTTTATAAGATTTTCGGATCAAGAAAATATTAATGAGTATACTATTACAGCTGAAAATACTGCGGGCTCACAAAGACTTGCTGCAGGTTCCAAAATTATGTCTGCTATTAAGGGTAGGGACTCTATATATATTTGGACAGACACTTCATTGTTTTTAATGCAATTTGTTGGATCGCCTTTTACATTTGCTTTTGCTCAAGCAGGTACTAACTGTGGTTTAATTGGAAAAAACGCGGCTGTAGAGGTTAATGGTTCTTCTTATTGGATGTCGGAAAATGGTTTTTTTACTTACGATGGTCAGTTAAAATCTATGCCATGTTTGGTTGAGGATTTTGTTTATGACAATCTTAATTCAATTCCTAGAGATTTAATTAATGCAGGTGTCAACAACCTTTTTGGGGAAATTAATTGGTTTTATTGTGCAGGCACTTCAACAACAGTTAATAGGGTGGTTACATATAATTATCTAGATTCTACAACTAACAAACCTATTTGGGCAACAGGAACTTTAAACAGATCTGCTTGGGTAGATTCTGCTGTATACGATAGACCCCATGCAACACTTTATGATCCTGATGATAATGATTCTTTCGATGTTACTGGAAACACAGACGGAAGTAGTATATACTATCAACACGAAACAGGAACAGATCAAGTTAATGCTGGTGGTGTGATTACCGCGGTCACTGCTAACATTCTTTCTGGTGATTTTGATATAACACAAAGAAGAAGTAACACAGGACAAACAGTAGGGACACCTGATCTTAGAGGAGATGGTGAATATATTATGAGAATTAGTAGATTTATTCCAGATTTTATAGACCAAACTGGCGATACTCAAGTTAGTTTTACAACAAGAAACTATCCAAATAGCACTCCAACAACTACAGATTTTACAACGACGACTTCTACAACTTTTAAAAGCACTAGACTTAGAGCTAGATCAATTGCATTAAAAGTATCTAACACAAGCACTGGCCAAGACTGGAAATTAGGTACGTTTAGATTAGACATTGCGCCAGGAGGAATGA